GCAGGCTCTTGTTCACACGCGCAGCGCCACGCTGCGCACGGTTGCTGGTGGTAACTTCCTCAGAGGCGCGCTTGTCGCGCTTGCTCGCAGTCCACACGCTGATGCCCAGTTCGACCAGCATGGCCGATGAGGAAAGAGTGGGAGCCACGATAGTGGTGTTGGTCATGTCGTTCATTGTGCTTACTCCTGTTATGCATCCGGCATAACGCCGGGTTATCGTGCCTTCTGGTTAAGTTGTTTCAGTTCTTCCTTGCGCGTGACGCGCGTGTAGTTGCCCTTGTGCATGGGGACTACCGTCCACCCTGCGCGCGCTTCGCGCGCTGCCTGCTCGCCACATGCGAAGCATGTCTTGTAGCCCAGCTCCGCACGCTTAAGCGGGTAGTGCTCGCCGCACTCGTTACATCTTGGCATTGTTAGTCTCCATCCTCGTCCGCGTACGCGTCGAACGCGGTCAGCACCTCGTGCGCGCAGTCCTCGTATCCGAGGTCGGTATCGTCGCCAGTGACTTCACTAATAACCCACGCGTCGGACGGGAAGTCCTTCTCGTGCAGCACGGGCAACTCACTTGCCCGCAGCCACCACTGCGCCAGTTGTTTGATGCCACCGACAGTCTCGCTGCCGGGGCATGGGTCAGCGTGACCCATGAGGCTACCGTCGTCGTTGTAGTAGACCTCGCGTAGTTCCATCCAATCGTCGCCGCCGTTGCCGGACGGCATGTTCACAAAGCGAAATTCCCATTCCATCTTGTCAGTCTCCATCCAAGAACGCGTCGAAGTGCACCACACCGACGTAGCGGCGCTCGCTGTCGTAGATGTGCACGAGCATCTCGGGCAGCTGCAACACATGGCAGTCGCCCATATACATGTCGCTAATCTCAGCCATAGCTGCTTCGGTCTCGGCGCGGGTGTCATACGCGCCGTGGCAGTCATGCAGCCCGCCGCAAGGGTAGTAGTTTGCGGATGCAAACAGCAAAAACTTAGTCATCTTCTCTCTCCTCTGTTATGCGCTGCGCATAACGGCACTCGCCGCAGGCACCAGAAACTCAACGTCGTAGCAGTCGCACGCGAGCACACCGTATTCGGCGGCGTCGTGATACCGAGCGAAATACGTCTCGTCGTGGATCGTGCCGATCAGGGGCACTTCGCCGTGGCCTACGTCACGGATAACGTCATCCAGCCAGCGTGCGAAGGCACGCTCTTCTTCGGCGTCGAGCGGGGACAAGTCCCCGTAAAGCACCGGCACGATCCAGTGCGCAGGCAGGCTGAGGGTGATGCTTTCCATTTTGCTTACTCCTACTAGTGGCTATCTCATCTGCCGCCTTGCGGCAGCCGCTCGTCAGCACCGCGCCCGGCAGGGCGCGGCGTATTCTTGTATGCCCCATTTGGTTGTATCGGATTGCACGAGCACCGTTACGCTACATTCTCGGCAGCGTCGGGCGCTAGGTCTGGTTGGCATGACAACGCGAAGCGCATAGCGCGAAGCGAAGCAGTTATGCGCGCGGCTAACGCCGCGACACCGTTATGCGGCACGCATAACACCAAGACCATCTTACCGCGTGGAAGGCAGGCTCAAGCCTGTAAGATCGGCACGCATCCGGGCTGCGGGTGCGATGCACCCGTCCCGGCCATACGATACCTGCGCTTCGCGCGGTAAATCGGCCCGATTTCAAAGAGCGGGCCAAGCGCGCGAGCCGCGCGCCGGGCAAATTTCCAGTTTTTCTTTTTATACTACCACATGTTAACAAACATTGCAAGAACTTTATTTTTTGTAGCCTGTTTTTATTTTTTGAGTTTCAGCCCACACGCACGGGTTCGATGGTGCCGGTGCCGGGGTCTGGTCTTGTCGGTAGCTTGCGGGGGCGTGCAACGCCCGGCGTCGGTTCTTTGGCTCTTGTGTCCACGGCGCTCACGACGAGGACAGGCAGCTTGGTCTCTCCAATCAGATGGGTGCGGCAGCGCAGGCGGAAGAACATATCATCAGGCCGCGCGTAAGCAGCGGCGCGTGCACTTGCCAATGTCCGGGTTTTGGGGCTGCCGATGATGTAGCAGGTGTCGCCCGGCTGCATGTCTGTCCACGGCCACTTCATGCGGGGTCGCTCGGACTTGGGCAGGTCTAGGTCGAATGTGGTGAGGTCGAGTTGGTAGGTAGGCATGGAACAACTCCTTCGGTTATGCGGCGCGCATAACGCAGCGCCGACGGTTATGCGGCGCGCATAACGCAGCGCCGAGGGGGCTAGAGTAAAACATATGGTGGCGGGGGGCAAACATAAAATGGGTCGGTTTGTAAGTGCTTGAAAACATTGATTTGTGCCTATTGTGCTTTTGAATGTCGGTAGTTTTGCGACAAAACAAAGCATAAATTTGGACTGCAAGTGCTTGATTTTGCAGGGTTCTGGCATGGCGGCGTGTTGTAGTTGAGCTTATGTGTAGATGTTAAAAAAATACATATATACGGGGCTGGAAAATTTTCGCGGAAATTTTTGCGGCGCTGCGGAGGCTGCGCGCCGCCTCGCCCGTGCAAAATTCCGTGGGGGGGTGTATACCCCTTTTTGGCTCCACAAATGAACATAATAAATCGCCTCATAATGTTCAGTCCAGTTTTCAACGACTTACGTCGTTTTGCTTTGTGCAAAACATAAAATTCGGGCCAAAAAAAAAAATCACAAATGAACATAATACCCGTTTCGCGTAAGTCGTTGAAAACACAGTAATGTTCAGTAAATTTTAGAGAATTTTGGTGTTTTCACCCCCAAACACGTGTTAACGACAACACAGTGTGTTGCCAGTAAGGTGTGTTGCACGACGTGATGCTCAAAAATTTTCCGTGGCATACCACACCAGAACAAGTTTAAATTTTAATTTCGTAATTTATCGTGATTTAGGGGGGGTTGACAGAGTTGAAAAAAGTGGTATGCTCGCAAGCATCGCGTTGCTGCTTCGCAGCACACGCAAGCGCAGCGACGCATACCAGAAACCCCGTTTATCACGATTTATCAGGCTCGGTTATGCGGCGCGCATAACGCGACGCGGTGACGCCCCGCGCTGTTCTGGTAACTGGTCTCGGCGGGTTATGCGGCCCGCATAACACGTGGCCCCTGCGCTGTTTCGGTAACTGGCTTCGATGGCGACCGCCGCGCCGAAAGCGCTGGGTCACGCGCGCAACGTGTCGTGCTGTTATGCGCCGCGCATACTCTTTGCCCCTGCGCTGTTTCGGTAACTGGCATCGCGCGAGCGGGCACAAAAAAAGGGCGGCGCCGAAGCGCCGCCCGATTGTCTTACTTCTTAGCGAAAGCCGCGATCGCTGTGTCCAGCGCCGCGATGATCGCCTTGGCGTCGCCGTAGGCCGCGACCTTTTCCTTATCGGCCGGCTTGTCGCTGGCCGCCAGCGTCACGATACGCTTGCGCACTTCGGCGACCTTGTTCAGGTCGACCGCGTGCGGCGCGCTCTTGCTCGCGCCCGCGCCCTTGCCGCCGCCCTTGCCTTCCGGCGCGTCGGCCGCTTCCGCGTCGGCCATCGCCGCGCGAACGTTGCGCACGCAGCTATTGACGCGGTCAATCAGCTTGCCGCGTTCGCTGTTCACCTGCTTGCCGCTAGCGTCACGCGGCTTAGCAGCAAGGGAAGCATCGCCCCACGTCTTGAGCTGCGCGGCCGTCAGGATAGTTTCGGCCGTCAGCTTCTGGAACGCGGCAAGCAGCTTGCCACCCCGCGAAATGTCGGCCGGTGTAATACCGGCCAGCATCAGCTTGTGCGCACGAACGGCCAGCGTGGCGTTCGCCTTGGTTACCGCCTCGCCCGCCTTGATCGCGGGGATGGCAGCATCGCGCTGCGCGTTGGACAGAGTAGCGGCTTCCGTTGCGAGTGTAACGGTCTTGGACATGGTAGTTTCCTTTCGGTTTGCTAAATCGGGCGGAACCAATGCCGCCCGATGGATTCTGTATAGCAGCATTTGGCAGCGTTTGCCAGCGTATCGCGTCGTAACGTGTCAGATTATGCGGGGCGCATAACGATTTTGGCCTATCGGGGGAACCCCACCGGGAGGCGACCCCCCTCATTTCGGCGGCTCGCGTGCTGCTGTAGTAATACTATTCTGCACAAACAAACCACACTTCACAGTTTTTCAGTCTTTATCAGCCCTTACCACTATTTAACACCCCCCACCCCCTTGTCAATTTTTTGACGCCATCCAGACCCCCACCCCCTGCGTACCCCCAAATTTGTATTTTGGTACCATTTGCAGTAGCATACACGTATGACTATTGATCTTATACCAGAAGACGGTCCACCCCCGTCGGCCAACACCATACCGTCCGAGTTACCCCCACGGGTATCCGCAGCGTCAAAAACAGTTGAGCTGCTCGTGCATCACGGTCTAGAGGTTAACATGTCTGAAGAGGACAAAGAGCTCGCGGAGGAGGTCGTGACCATATTTGCTGAGAGTCCGGAGGCCGCTGCAAAGGCCGTACCACAAAAACGTATGGCAAAAATGACCCCACCGGCCCTCCGGGCTATCGATGGAATGCTGCGAGAGTTCAGCCACGCGGTCGTAGACAGCTCGGTGCAGGTACGTCACTATGTTACAAACAAACTGATAGAAGAGACGGCAAACCCAGACCCTCGCGTGCGTATTAAGGCATTGGAGCTGCTGGGTAAGATCAGTGACGTAGGGCTGTTTACCGATAAGCGGGAGGTAACCGTGACCCACCAGACAGCCGAAGACCTGCGAGAAAGCCTCCGTGCCAAGCTTAGCAAGCTTGTGGACGTGACACCGGTTGAAGATGCCGAGGTTATCGAGGAGCCCGTGCCCGACCCCGACGATCTGTTGGCTATCTGGGACAAGAGCGATGACTGAGATCGTGTATCTACCCGGTGCTCGTGAAGCGGCACGGGATTTTGCGGCGAACGAGAACCGTGAGCCCGTGGAGTCAGTCGTGAATCATCTTGGCCATTTGCTTGAGCTTGCCAAGACCGGCGCGCTTGTAGGGCTCACCACCGTGCCTAGGTTTCACGACGGCAGCGCGTCATATAGTCTAGTAGGCCAAGTTGGCGGCTATACCATGCTGGGCGCGCTTGAGTGCGTCAAAATGCACGTAATTGACATAAACATGGACGCTGCGGTCGAGGATGACTGACGCTGGGTTTACCCAAGATGAGCTCCAACAGATGCTGGCTAACTTGGACAAGTTCACGCCAGACGAAGTTGCTGAGGTATACAAGATTGTCGAAGAGCTAGAGCGCCGTGAAAACCAAAAAGCGGTGCAGGATGATCTCATTGAGTTCTGCAAGCGCATGCAACCTGACTATAAAGTCGGGCGACACCACCGTATTTTGGCCGATAAGCTCATGGCTATTGAGCGAGGCGAGGCAGACCGAATCTGCGTGAATATCCCACCCCGTCACGGTAAATCGCAGCTCGTATCAATTTTCTATCCTGCGTGGTTTCTCGGGCGGAATCCGAATAAGAAGGTCATGATGGTATCTCACACCACGGACCTCGCCGTGGACTTTGGCCGCAAGGTGCGAAACTTGATCGCCACGCCGGAGTATCAGGCCATTTTCCCCAACGCCGCTCTTGCCGCAGACTCTAAGTCTGCCGGGCGCTGGAATACAACCCAAGGAGGTGAGTATTTCGCCTGTGGCGTTGGCTCCGCTCTCGCCGGTCGCGGTGCAGACCTCCTGCTGATCGACGATCCACATTCAGAACAGGATGTAATTAACGGAAACTTTGGAGTTTTTGAGAAAGCCTACGAGTGGTTTACCTACGGTGCGCGGACTCGTCTCATGCCGGGCGGTCGCGTTGCAGTTGTGCAGACTCGCTGGCACATGGACGACCTTACCGGGCGACTTGTACGGGATATGGTACAAAATGACGGTGCAGACCAGTACGAGGTCGTGGAGCTGCCGGCGATTCTGGAGAAAGAAGACCCGGAAACGGGGGATATAATTGAGCGCCCGTTGTGGCCTGAGTTTTTTGATCTGCCCGCGCTAAAACGCACAAAAGCGTCGATGCCGGTGTTTCAGTGGAACGCGCAGTATCAACAGAATCCAACGTCCGAAGAAGCCGCCATTGTGAAGCGCGAGTGGTGGAAATTATGGGGCAAAGACACCCCGCCCCAGTGCGAATATATCATTTCGTCTCTCGACGCCGCTGCCGAGAAAAACAACCGTGCGGACTTTACGGCACTCACGACATGGGGCGTGTTTCTCAACGAAGAGACGGGCGCACACGAGCTGATTCTCCTCAATTCGCTCAAAGAGCGTATGGAGTTCCCCGAACTCAAGGCGGCATGTCTTGAACATTGGCGTGAGTGGGAACCAGATGCGTTCATCGTGGAGAAAAAATCGGCGGGTGTGGCGATCTACCAAGAACTACGCCGCATGGGCATCCCCGTGCAGGAGTACACACCGCACCGTGGGACGGGGGACAAGGTGGCGCGACTGAACTCAGTTGCAGATATTATCGCGTCAGGGCTCGTATGGGTTCCTCCGCGCCGCTGGGCCGAGGAGGTTGTAGAAGAAGTCGCGGCCTTCCCCTTCGGCGCACATGACGACTTGGTGGACTCTACGACTATGGCACTCATGCGATTCCGCCAAGGCGGGTTTATTCGCCTACCGACCGATCAAGAGGATGAAGGGTTGCCATACCGTAGAAAAGTCGAGTATTACTAACCAAACTCTGCATGGGGGGTATACCTATGGCCATCGAGAAAGCAATGACTCCGTTGGACTACACCGAGTTCGACCAAGATTTGCCGGATGAGGACGGTGAAATCGAGATCGAGATTGTGAATCCAGATGCAGTTGCCATAAGCGATGACGAAGAGGCACTCATTCTCGATTTCACGGGCGAAGTGACCGAGGAACTCGTAGGACCCGAGCACGACTCGAATCTCGCGGAGTTCATCGACGACGATACACTGCGCTCAATGGCCTCAGAGCTAGTCGAAGACTTCGACGCGGATCGGCAGTCGCGAAAAGAGTGGGCTACAGCCTATGTAAAAGGACTCGATCTTCTCGGTATGAAGATTGAGGACCGCGATCAGCCGTGGCAAGGCGCCTCCGGTGTATTCCACCCGATGCTTACAGAAGCGGTTGTGCGTTTTCAGGCGCAGGCTATGGGGGAGATCTTTCCTGCCTCCGGTCCCGCGCGGAGTAAGATTGTCGGTAAAATGACTCCGGAGAAGACCGCGCAGGCCGAGCGCGTGCAGAACGAGTTGAACTATCAGCTCACCGAAGCCATGCCTGAATACCGTGATGAGCTGGAGCAGATGCTGTTCCGTCTGCCGCTGGCGGGCTCTGCATTCAAGAAAATCTACTACGATCCCATCTTCGAGCGCCCTGCGGCTATGTTTGTCCCGGCAGAAGATTTCGTCGTGTCCTACGGTGCCTCGGACCTTATGGCCTGTGAGCGCTATACGCACGTCATGAAGAAGTCCTCCATCGAGGTCATGAAACTACAAGCGGCGGGGTTTTATCGCGATGTAGAGCTGCCTGCGCCGGCACCGGATATTTCGGACATCCAAGCCAAGTATGACGAGCTGAGCGGTGAAGAAGCTGTCGTCGAGGACGACGACCGGCACACTATCCTTGAGATGCATGTGACTCTGAACATGCCCGAGGAGTTTGATGATCCCGAGGGGCTGCCTCGCCCCTATATTGTGACTATCGACAAATCGTCGCTCACCGTGTTGGCGATCCGCCGCAACTGGTTGGAGGACGACCCCAAGAAACACAAGCGGATGCACTTCGTGCACTACCGGTACCTGCCCGGTATGGGGTTCTATGGCACTGGGCTCATTCACCTCATCGGAGGGCTTGCGAAATCTGCGACGTCTATTCTGCGTCAGCTTGTTGATGCCGGGACTCTGTCGAACCTCCCTGCGGGGCTCAAGGCCAAGGGCATGCGGATCGTTGGGGATAACACACCGCTTATGCCGGGTGAATGGCGAGATGTGGACGTGCCGGGCGGCACACTACGAGAATCTCTCTTCCCGCTACCCTACAAAGAACCGTCGGGGGTGCTGTACCAGCTGCTGGGGAATATCGTCGAGGAGGGCCGGCGCATCGGTTCGGTGGCCGACGTGCAGGTTGGGAATATGAACCCCGAGGCTCCGGTGGGCACGACACTTGCGCTTCTTGAACGGTCGATGAAGGTGATGAGCGGTGTGCAGGCCCGCCTGCACGCGGCGATGCGCCGAGAACTCCGACTGATTGCGGCGATTATCCGTGACTTCATGCCGGAGGAGTACGACTACGACGTCGAGCGGGACGGCAACTTCAACCGACGCAGCGATTTTGATTCGCGGGTAGACGTGATTCCTGTGTCTGACCCCAATGCGGCAACGATGGCCCAGCGGGTCGTGCAGTATCAGGCCGCGCTTCAGCTCGCGCAGCAAGCGCCTCAACTCTATGATCTTGGTAAACTTCACCGGCAGATGCTGGAGGTGCTTGGCATCCAAGACGCCGACGACATCATCAAGTTGCCCGAGGATATCAAACCGAAAGACCCCGTCACCGAGAACATGGCTATCCTGAAGCAAGAGCCGGTGAAGGTGTTCGCATATCAAGACCACGCAGCCCACCTGCAGGTCCACATGGCGGCGATGCAGGACCCGAAACTGCAGCAGATTGTGGGGCAGTCGCCGTTTGCGGCTGCTATCGGGAACGCCATGGCGGCACACATTACAGAACACGTTGCCATGCAGTACAGGACTGACATCCAGAAACAGCTTGGTGTGGAACTTCCGGACCCCGAGGCTCCGCTGCCCGAGGATGTGGAGCGCGAGGTATCGCGCCTCGCCGCCGCTGCCGCTACTAAGCTCCTGCAGAAGGATCAGATGGAGGCTCGCCAGCAGCAGGCCCAGAAAGAAGCCCAAGATCCGCTCAACATCATCCAGCGCAAAGAGCTGGAGCTCAAAGAGCGCGAGCTGGTGTTGAAGGAGAAAGAAGCACAACACGATGCGCTGCTGGACCTTGAAAAGCTCATGCTCGAGGAGAAGGTCAAGCTTGGGAATATCGGAGTCCAAGAAGAGCGCATTGCTGCTGAAGATCGTCGCGCCGGAGCCCAAATCGGTAAGGACATCGTGTCTCAGCTCGTGAAAGAGGCGACGCAATCACGCCAGAAAGGCGCAGAACTCGGCATGCGTGCCGCAGAGTCTATGATGAGAGGAGGCCAGAATGGACCCACTGACGCTACTAAAGGATAAACTAAACGGCAGCCGACAGGCAATTGGCGAGTTTCTCTTGTCAGGCGGCGCCCGCGACTACGAGGCGTATATTCGCGCCACTGCGCGCGCGGCTACGCTTGACAGCGTTATCCAAGAGATTGAGGACATCGAGCGGCGTTATCTCGAGTCTTAAACTATCCGGGCACTCCGGTGACGGCATCAGCGGGCCGAGATCGCTGCAAACGAGGTAGGGTTATGTACCAGCCATCGCAACTAGACGAGAAGATCACTAACAAGCTACCTGAGCCATCCGGCTACAAGCTGTTGATCGCAATGCTTGAGACGAGCGAGAAGACCGAGGGCGGGCTCTATATGCCCGACACGCTAAAATCCATGGAGGATACCGCGTCTATTATCGGGTTCGTGCTTAAAGCCGGACCGGACGCGTATACCGACACCGCCAAGTTTCCGACAGGTGCGTACTGTAAGGAGGGGGATTTTGTGATCTTCCGTTCCTATTCTGGCACGCGCTTCAAGATTGGGGACAAAGAGTTTCGGCTTATCAACGATGATACGGTCGAGGCAGTGGTTGATGATCCGCGTGGATATAAGAGGGCGTGACAATGAGCGAAGCTACCGAGAACCCGGAAGTCGAGAACGAGAACGACGAGCTCGAGATCGAAGTCGTAGATGATGTGCCCGAGGATCAGAAACCTCGCCGCGCCGAAGATGCGAAGCCAAACGTCCCCGAGGACGATGAGATCGAGAACTACAGCGAGTCGGTGCAGAAACGCATCAAGCAGCTGAAGTTCGAGTTCCATGAGGCTGAACGTCAGAAAGCAGCGGCCGCGCGTGAGCGTGAGGAGGCCGTCAAGTATGCGCAGCAGGTGCTGGAGCAGAACCGCAAACTGCAGGAGCAGCTTCAGAAAGGGCAAAGCGCCGTCGTGGAGCAGGCCAAAGGCCGTCTGGAGGTAGAGGTCGCCTCCGCCCGCGCAGCGTATAAGGCCGCCTATGAGGCCGGCGATGCGGATGCGCTAGCGGATGCGCAAGAAAAACTCATCGATTTGCGCGGCCGCATGATGCAGCTCCAGACTTACCGGCCGCCTCAGCCGGAGCGGGTGGCGGATGTGCGCACGCCGCAACCACAACCCCAACAACCGCAAGTTCAGCTGTCTCCTCGGCAGCGTGACTGGCTAAGTAAAAATGACTGGTATGGTAAAGACGGTCGGATGACGGGTTTCGCTCTTGGCGTGCATGAAGAGTTGATGCAACGCGGCGTTGATCCAGACAGTGAAAAGTATTATAGTGAAGTAGACGCCGCTATGCGGCAGCACTTCGCTGATAGGTTTTCTGACGGAGAGAGTGAGGTAAGCGCTCCTGTTAAGAAAGCGGCTCCCGTGGTAGCCCCGGCGGCGAGAAACGCCAAAACGCCACGCAAGGTCCAGCTTACCGCAACACAAGACGCCCTCCGCAAACGGCTGGGTCTCACGAGAGAGCAGTACGTAGCGCAACTTTTGAAGGAAGCACGCAATGGTTAACCGCACACCCCGCACCCTTGAGACGCGCGAACAGTCCACGCGTAAACGCACTTGGACTCGTCCGTCTGCGTTGCCGACTCCCGAACCCCGTGACGGTATGAAGTTCCGGTGGATTCGCACCTCGACCCTTGGCAACTCGGACAATCCTAACGTCTCGGCTCGCTTCCGCGAGGGGTACACGCCGGTCAAAGCCGCTGACCACCCTGAACTTCAAGTTATCTCAGACCTCGATTCGCGGTTTAAGGATAACATCGAAGTGGGTGGGTTGCTTCTATGTTCGATTCCGGCGGAGCTTGCCGATGATCGCATCGCCGCGCAGCTTGATAGCGCATCGGCCCAGATCGAGGCAGTTGACAACAACTACCTGCGGCAATCCGACCCCCGTATGCCCGTTCTAAGACCAGAGCGGAATACGCGACTTTCGTTTGGATCGGAGTAATCCGATCTGAGTAACCCCTGTCTTGGAGAAGTGTCATGGCTACCACTGCCACTCCCTATGGCCTTCGTCCCGTGAAGCGGGCTGACGGCCTCCCCTATGCTGGGGCCACGTCCCAGTATCTCATCGACCCGGCTGGAGAGGGTACGAACCTCTTCTACGGTCAAGTCGTCCACATTGGCGCTGATGGTTACATCGCTCTCAGCACCGCAACTGGCGCCGACGGCACCACGAATGCTCTTCCGACCGGTACGAACCTTACCGGCTCGATTGGTGTGTTCGTTGGTTGCGAATACGTCAACGCTCAAGGTCAGGTCATCCACTCGCAGTACTACCCCTCGGGTTATGTTGCGCCGACCGGTACCTCGATCAAAGCGTATGTCGTCGACGATCCCAACGTTCTCTTCCAAGCTCAGCTGGACGGCGGTATCGACCAGTCTGACATCGGGGCGAACACCTTCTTTGCCGCTGCTCAGAGCACCTCGACCGGGTCGACCGCGACGGGTAACTCGACTTCGGCTCTGGAGTCCACCACCGTTACCACCACGGCGGCTTTCCGTATCGTGGCGGCGGTTTCGCCGATCAGCGACGCCTATCCGGACGTTCTGGTCAAGTTCAACCCCGGCTATCACAGCCTGACCAACGCTGTTGGCCTGTAAAGGAGGGCTGAAATATGGCTATCTCTCGCGCCCAGCTCCTTAAGGAGCTTCTGCCGGGTCTCAACGCGCTGTTCGGTATGGAGTACGAAAAGTACGAAAACGAGCACGCTGAGATTTACGAAACCGAAACCTCCGAACGTTCGTTCGAGGAAGAGGTCAAACTTTCGGGCTTCGGCGCTGCGCCGGTAAAAGCTGAAGGTTCGGCTATCTCCTACGACAACGCACAAGAGGCGTTCACCGCTCGGTATACGCACGAGACGGTCGCTATGGGTTTCTCCATCACTGAAGAAGCGATGGAAGACAACCTGTATGACTCGCTCTCGGCGCGCTATACCAAAGCACTCGCTCGCGCTATGGCGTACACCAAGCAGGTCAAGGCAGCGTCGCTGCTCAACACCGGGTTTGATGTATTCCGTGCGGGTGACGGCGCCTTCCTGTTCTCGGCCTCGCACCCGACTGTGGCCGGTAGCAACAACCGCAACAAGCCGTCGGTTGATGCGGACCTCAACGAGACCTCGCTCGAGCAGGCTGTGATTGATATCGCTGCCTACGTTGATGAGCGTGGCCTGCTGATTGCGGCTCGTCCGCGCAAGCTGATCGTTCCCCCGGCGCTGATGTTCGTAGCCACCCGTCTGCTGCAGACGGAGCTGCGCGTTGGCACCGCCGACAACGATCTGAACGCGCTCAAGTCGAACGGTTCGATCCCCGAAGGCTACCGGGTCAACCACTACCTGACGGACAATGACGCGTGGTTCCTGACCACCGACATTCCGAACGGCATGAAGCACTTCGTGCGCACGCCGATGACGACGTCAATGGATGGTGATTTTGACACCGGCAACGTTCGCTACAAGGCCCGTGAACGTTACTCATTTGGCGTAAGCGACCCGCTGGCGATCTACGGCTCGCCCGGCGCCTAATAAAAACAAGGACTTAGGTCTGGTTAAGCCCCGCTTCGGCGGGGCTTTTCTTTTATGTTGACGTGAGGTCCTAATCGGATATATTACCCGTATCAAATACGGGAGCCACACATGAACTATCCAAAAACCCGCAAGGAAGCCAAGGCGCTTGGCATAGCGCACTATTTTACTGGAAAACCCTGCGTGCGAGGCCACATAGCGCTACGAAAAACCAAAGGCGCGTGCGTGGAGTGCATCAAGGAGGATTGGGCAAAAGACAACGAGCGCCGTAAGTTGCTACCAAAGAGTGAGGCCGCAAAAGCGGCCGGGCGGCGGTACTACGAGCGTAACAAAGAGTTAGTTTTAGCTAAGGCTAGTAACCAACCGCCAGAGCAGCGCCGCGCGGCGCGCAGGGCGTGGAAAGAACGCAATCCGGAGGCTGTGCAGGCATCCGCAAACGCATGGAAGCGCCGAGCGCGCCATGCTATGCCAAAGTGGCTCACCGCTGCCCATAAGGCGCAGATTCGTGCCATGTACCTCGCAGCGCGACGGTTAACTAAAGAAACCGGAGTCAAGCATGTTGTAGATCACATAGTCCCGCTGCGTTCCGAGCTTGTTTGCGGGCTTCATGTTCCATGGAATCTGCAAATTTTGACTCACGAGGCCAATTGCGCGAAGGGCAATAGACTGGCATGAAGCCCTTTCATTTTGCCCGTCGCAGTGGTAGGATGCGTTAGTTCCTGACGGCATGATGCCGACACTAGCCAAGACAGGAGACTCCAATGGCTAACACGACGTTCACCGGGCCGGTACGCTCGGAAAACGGTTTTGAAGTTGTTACGAAGAACACTTCGACCGGCGCATACACCACTAGCCTTGATATCGGCTCGGACGGCGCGATTGATCTCACCTACTCCAGCGCATCGACGAACGGATCGACCAGCGTCGAGCCTATCGTGATGAACAGCACCATGACCGGCGCTGGCGGCGTTGGCGGCCGTGCAAAGTTCAAACTTGAGACGAACGTTGCCCTTGGTGGCTGGTCGAACGCGCTCAAGGGCGAGGTGGTCTATGGCGCTTCGGGCAGCACCACGGGTCTTGGCTCGGCGTTCGTTGCTGAGATGACCCTTTCGGCGGGCACCTCGGCGGGCACCTATGCTCCGCTTGAGATTGAACTGAACGCTCCAACGGGAGCTTCAACCGGCACTTTGACCTCGTTCATCCACATCTCCACGCAAGGCGCCGGTGTTGCAGCGGTTGACGACAATGCCCGACTCTTCAACCTTGCTGGTGTAACGGCTAGCACCGGGCATCTGTTCCAGACAGGTAACACCGCTCCGGCAACCGTGGGTGGCACACTGAAATGTCGTGTTGCAGGGACAGACTACTATCTGATTCTGTACACCAGTGAAGCAACTACCACCTAATGTCGTTGACGAAGGAAAAACTGCTGGAGTTCCGTGAAGACGCTTTGCAACAGCGGCAGAAGTATCTTGACGGGCTCCAGCAGGCGATTGGTGCGATTGCGATGTTGGATTTCTTGATCGAACAGGCGCAGAAAGAGGAAGATGCCGATGGATAGTTTGGCACAGATTCGTTTCGTCAGCCGCCGAGAGTCCGGCTTTGCGCTCCTTGGCCCTCACAGGTTGAAGGAACTTTCTCTTGTGGGGACGGCCAGCGCGGGCAAGCTGACGATTTACGACACGGATACCGCGCCTGTCGCGGCAACGTATGGCCAATCGGGAACCACCGTAACAGTTGCTAAGGTTGGCCACGGCCTGTCAACTGGAGACGTTGTAGGGATTTGCTTTGCCTCCGGCACGGGCGGCACGGCAACATCTGGCAACTACCCGATCACGGTGACTGGGGCCGACGCTTTCACCATCACCATGATAAACTCGGTTACGATTACCGCAGATCCCGCGTGCAACTACGTTGCAAACAGCGGGTCAGGTCAGCCCAACCCCAAGCGCTGGCTGATGTGCAAAAACATCTCGGCTTCAGATGTGTTTGCGAACGTGTATCACATCCCCAACAGTGGCTTCGCGACAAGGCTTGGGACATATTTCCTGATGACCAACCTGTCTGAAGCGGATGTTTTCTACGAGTAGGTCTGGCCATGACAATGCGCGATCAACTGCATGATGCTAGTGAGTCCTCTTTGGTTGTGTGGTTGGTCGGCGCGGTTGTCGGCGCGTTCTGGTGGGTGGTGCGGACGCTGCTGACTAACAAAGGCCGCATCGACGCGATAGAAAAGAAGACGGACGAAATCCACACCGATGTCCGCGAGATCCGAAACGTGCTAATGCAAAACCGCAGTAGCTGATATTATTTCGTTACCTTTGCGGTCTATGAGGGCTATATGCGAAAGTATTCACAGAGAAGCCTGAAGAGCCTGCAAGGCATTCATCCCGACCTGCGCCGTGTCATTGACCGCGCGTTGCAGGAGTCTCCTCTCGATTTCATTGTAATTGAGGGTTTGCGGACGCGGACTCGGCAGAGCGAGCTTGTTGCGTCCGGTGCTTCTAAGACAATGAACAGCAGGCACCTGACTGGGCATGCGGTAGACCTTCTCCCTATCGGCATGAATGGCCCCGCGTTTGACTGGCCGCTTTACGACATGCTTGGCCCGGCGGTGAAGAACGCCGCACGGAAGGAAGGCGTGGCGCTGGTATGGGGCGGCGACTGGAAATCGTTCCGTGACGGGCCGCACTTCGAGCTGGATCGGGATGCCTACCCCGATACTTCGTGGGTGACGGACGAAGTTGCTCCTGAACAGCGCACCAAGGTCACCGAGTCGAAGACAGTGCAGGCGTCTGCTGTGCAGATTGTTTCGGGCGTGGGGAGCGGGATTGGTGCGGTTGCTACGCTCGATGGCTACGCTCAGCTGGCGGCACTCGCCTTCGTAGCGGTCATCGTTGTGACCGGCATGTTCATCATGCGCGAGCGTATCCGCGCGTGGGCGGGTGGCTGGAGATGATTAGCCGCCTGCAAATATGGTTTGCGGCTTCGGCCGCCTTCCTTGCCGCCTTCGTGGCGGCATATTTCCGTGGGCGCGCACACGGCGCCGACGCAGAACAATCTCGGCAAACGGAGCGTGCGGTTGACGCCATGCGCACCCGTCAGGAGGTGGAAGATGAAGTTGCCAAAGCTGGCGATGATCGTGTGCGCGATATGCTCGATGAGTGGATGCGCGACAATCCAAAGAGATAGTTGTGACTGGGCAAAGCCCATACGGCCTAGCGTGGAAGACCATCTGACCGATGGCACCGCGCGTCAAATCCTTGAGCATAACTTGGTTGGCCAAGCCGTCTGTGGATGGAGGTCCTGATGGCTGCGAATAAGGGCTACAGCGCCAAGGATTATTGGGAGGCGTATCAGCGGCTTGGGTCAGCAAACAAGGTGGCCCAAGAGATGGGCGTGGTGAAATCGACAGTCCAAGAGGCGATCAAACGGTACCAACGCGATCCGGCCATGGCCAAAGCAGCACAAGCCGTGGGCACCAACCTTGAGCCCGTTATGGCATGGCTCAAGACAAAGCACGATGAAACCGGAACCGCCGTCTCAGTCCTGCTCAAGCCGCCCTCTGAAGATCGCAACTTCCTCGAAGAAATGCGCGAAATCTTTGATGGCCTCAAACCAGCAGAGCCTATCACGCCACCCGAACAAGTGTTAGAAGACCTCTGCACAGTCTACCCACTCATGGACGTGCACCTTGGGATGCTGGCCGACCCAGAAGAAACCGGCGCCTCAGCCTACAACACCAAGCGCGCTGTTGAAGACCTTAAAAAAGCGTTTTCAAAAATCCTCGCCCTGACACCAAATAGCGCTGAAGCCGTGCTCATCGTCGGAGGTGATTTTTTCCATGGGAACGACCACACAAACCAAACCCAGAAGAGCCGAAACGCCCTTGATGTTGACGGTCGTCATTGGAAGGTCGTGGATGCAGGCATTGTCATTATTGCGCAAATCGCCGAGACCCTCGCATCTCGGCACAAACAGCTGACCGTCAAAGTCCTGCGCGGTAATCACGACCCCGAGTCACATATGATTCTAACCTTTGCGCTAGCCGAGCGCTACCGAGACATTCCCCACATACAGATCGACAAGTCGCCCATGGACCTGTTTATGAAGCAGTGGGGCAAGTGTCTCATAGCAGCCCACCATGGCGATAGGGCACCCCCCGAGCGGCTCTCGCTCTACCTTAGTGATGTTTGCCCTTTCTGGTCAGAGACGCGCCACAGACATGTTTTGACCGGGCATGTGCATAAAGATCAGGCTAAGGACGTTGGCCCGATCCGGTGGGAGAGCCTCTACGCCTTTGCTCCGCCTGACGCGTTTGCCGCAGGGTCAAAATACAGCGGGCGCAGAGCCCTGCAGGCCATGACATTCCACAAGAAAGATGGTAGAGTTCTCGTCGCATCTGATCCGGTGGAGTAGGGAGTATGGCTAAATCGCCAGCTTGGCAGCGCAAAGAAGGAAAGAACCCCAAGGGGGGTCTTAACGCCAAGGGCCGCGCGTCCGCGAAGCGTGAAGGTATGAATCTGAAGCCTCCCGCGCCCAAACCCAAAACGAAGAAGGATGCCGCTCGCCGCAAGAGTTTTTGTGCGCGGATGAAAGGCATGAAGGCCAAGAATACGTCATCCAAAACCGCAAACGACCCGAATAGCCGCATCAACAAAAGCTTGCGCGCATGGAACTGCTGACATGACAATCTCACGCGCCCAGATGGGCAAGCAATTGGAGCGAAACGCCATGAAAGAACCCAAGAAGATGGCTAAGGGCGGTGATGTGCTCGGCACACTTAGCCCTGCCTACGGCATCGCAACCGGTCGCGGCCTGTTTGGCAAGCTTGGTGAGATGGGGCTAAGCCCTGCCGGTATGATGGCTGACGCGAGTCGGGACAAAAAGAAGAAAGGCGAAGAGACCCGCGCGCCGTTGGGCGCGAAGGGCATGAAGCAAGGCGGCAAAGTCCGTGGCGATGGTGTTTGCCAGCGGGGTAAGACTAAGGGACGCATGGTCTGATGCCTGTCCGCAAGGTTCCCGGCGGCTACAAGTGGGGTAGCAAAGGCAAGGTTTACAAGACTCGTGCCGGCGCGGAGCGTCAGGCTGCGGCGGCCTATGCCTCTGGGTATCGCGAAGCGGACAAGAAAGCCAAAGGCGGGCAGACTAAAAGCCGAGTGAATGAAGCTGGGAACTACACTAAGCCCAGCATGCGCAAGCGCCTGTTCGAGAGCATCAAAGCTGGCGGCAAGGGCGGCAAGCCGGGGCAATGGTCGGCCCGTAAAGCACAGATGCTGGCCAAGCGCTACAAGGACGCGGGCGGTGGATATCGGGATTGAAGAGGATATTCGAGACTGGTCGCGCGAAGTGCTTGAGGTTCCCAACCGGCACCTGAAGGGCTTGCCCGCATGCCCATACGCGCGTCAGGCTTGGAAAGAGGACAAGGTTCTTGTTATCGAAACCGATAATATCTTTGCCTCTGGCCTGTCAGAATGCTTCTCTTTTTACGAAAGAGGTAAGGATCTCGTAATCGTTGCGTCCTACGAGATTCCCGACATCAACCACATAAACGGGTTTGTCTACGGACTGAACCAGTGCTTCGGCGATCTTCACTGCATGGAGTTCCATCCAGACTACGACGCCGAGGATGCAGATCTGGACTTCCTTTTGGAGACGGAGTGGGAAAGTTCAATTGAACGTCCATACTGCATGCTGTTCATCCAAGATCTAGAGAAAGTCGTCACGGCAAGTGACAAGCTGCAGGCATTGGGATATTATGATGCCTACCCACCTGACGAGTACGAAGCCCTCGTCGTTCAACGCAAGCGGAGACTAGAGCAATGGCAATGAAGCCTCGTGCAATGAAGAAGCCGTCGGGCATGAAGCGCGGCGGGAAGATGAAAATGGCGGAGAAGGACGGGAAAAAAGTTCCCGCCTTTGCGGCTGATGGCGTCGGCAAGATGAAGCGCGGCGGCAAGACCAAGAAGAAGTGATGGCCAAGGCCAAACCACAGAAAAGCCTCGACCAGTGGACAAAGCAGAAGTGGCGGACAAAATCCGGCAAGCCGTCCACCCAAGGCCCTAAAGCCACTGGCGAGCGCTATCTGCCTGAGAAGGCCATCAAGGCCCTCAGTCCCAGTGAGTATGCCGCGACGAGCAAGGCGAAGCGCGAAGGCACTCGCAAGGGGAAGCAATTTGTGGCACAACCCAAGAAGATCGCCAAGAAGACCGCACGTCACAGAAAGGCTGACTGATGGCCGTTGTCACACCAGACCTGTCCGAGTTGTTTGAGGAAGCATTCGAGCGCGCAGGGCTTGAGATGCGGTCTGGCTACGACTTGAAGACAGCCCGCCGTAGCCTCAATCTCCTGACGCTGGAGTGGCAGAATCGCGGCTTGAACCTCTTTACGATTGAGGCGGGGACGCTGGCGCTGACAGCGGGAACAGCGACGTACACACTGCCGGCCGAAACCATTGATCTTATTGAGCATCAACTCCGCACCGGCAGTGGCGTTAACCAGATCGATACGGCGCTAGAGCGCATCAGCGTTGCGACATACGCACAGCAAACCAACAAGAATACGCAGGGCCGCCCCACTCAGATTTATGTCAATCGGGGCGTTAGCGATGTGACAGTCACGCTCTGGCCCGTGCCAGAGTCTGGCGAGTATACGCTTGCCTACTATAGACTTCGCGGCATTTCTGGGCTAGAAGCTGGTATTGCAGGGTCAGCAGCCGTTCCTCCGCGCTTCCTCCCGGCGCTGGTTGCTGGCCTTGCTTACTACATCGCAATGAAAAAACCTGAAGCAATTCAGCGCGTATTGCCGCTGAAGCAGCTGTATGATGAGCAGTTCCAGCTCGCTGCTAACGAAGATAGAGACCGGGCCGCTTCGCACTTCACCCCGTGGAGATCGTACCCATGAGCTACGCTCCCGGTAAATACGCGTACGGGATATGCGATAAAACGGGTTTTAGATATCCGCTGAAAGATCTCGTTTACGAGTATAAGGACGGCCAGCGCACCGGCATGCGGGTTGGCAAAGACGTCGTTGATCCGGATCACCCTCAAAACTTCCTTGGTCGCGTTCGTGTCGTTGATCCGCAGGCCCTAAGAGATCCAAGACCAGATCGGGTTGAACCGTATGTTGTATATGTTGGTGTACCCAACGTATACAACTTGGAACCCACGCAGATCGTCGGGCTTGGCACGATTAACAGTGTTTTTGTCACATCCAATGTAGATGTATCTGTTTCTGGTGTTTCTGCGTCTGGTATTGTTGGTGCGCTGCCGTCAACAGGTGTCGTTGTTTCTGGGGTGTTTCAGGGAGCGCTGGGTCTGGTGTTGTCGGTGTGTTGCCATCTATAGGTGCTACCCCGTCTGGCGTTTCTGCAAGTGGGGAGGTTGGTGCCTTGCCGTCCACGGGCGTCGTTCTTTCTGGCGCCTCGGGCGCCGGTTCCGTTGGATCTGTCTCGGTTGTGGTAACGTGACCGTGGATGTAGTAAGATAGCCAGAACCTTTAAGGAGAGCATTATGGCGAAAGCACCCTCTGCACCTCCGGCGCGGCCTTCATCCAAGAAGCGCAATCCCGGCCCCCCTCCCCCTCGTCCCAAGAAGGCGACGGATGAAGAGATCGAGGCAGCGGAGCGCGGCAACCGCGCCCAGCAGCGTGAGGCCCAAGACTACCGAGATTTTGGCGGTGGCAAGAAGGCTGGCGGCATGGTTAAGAAGATGGCCGCTGGCGGCAAAATTCGCGGATGTGGCGCCGCAACCAAGGGCACCAAGTATACGCGGGCAGGATAAGTTCACATGAACTATTCTCAGCTGGTTCAGGCGATCAAGGACTACACTGAAAACACGGAGACAACCTTCGTGTCTCAGATCCCGTTGTTTGTGCGGCAGGCCGAGGAACGTATCCATCGGTCTGTGATGATTCCTGAGCTACGCAAAAACGCGACGGCATCCACGACCTCAGGCAATCAGTACCTCGCCCGTCCTTCTGACTTCTTGTCCGTGTTTTCGCTGGCTGTCGTGGACAGCGATGGGGACTACAACTACCTCCTTGATAAGGACGTAAACTTTATCAGGGAGGCGTACCCGTCCAGCGCGACTCAGGGCTTGCCTAAGTTCTACGCGCAGTTTGACGGCGAGCAGTCCAACCAAAGCACGCAGGGAAATTTCATTCTCGGCCCCACGCCGGATGCCGCGTACACTGTAGAGCTTCATTACTACTATGAGCCTCAGTCCATTGTTACGGCATCCACCTCTTGGTTGGGAGAAAACGCTGAAAGCGTTCTTTTGTACGGCAGCTTGATCGAAGCCTATACCTTCATGAAGGGCGAGGCCGACATTCTTGCTCAGTATGAGGAGCGCTACAGAGAGGCCTTGGCACAGATGAATGTTGTCAGTGTCAGGGGTATGCGCGATGAGTATCGCGATGGAAGACTGGAGAGAACGCCTTAGGGAGGCATCATGAAGTACAAGCACCTGAAGGGCGCAAGCATCGCCCTTGTCGCCATGGGGAAGTCCAATGGCAATTACAACACAGCACTCGCGCATGGCGCTCAGTATGATGAAGTCTGGGGAATCAATGTCATGGGGGCGGTCTACCCACTAGACCGCCTTTTTATGCTAGACCCTGCAAGCAGATTTTTGGACACTGAACTTGCCGGTACTCAGACGGCACCCATGCGCCGCATGCTGACGCGCGAACAGCCGTTTCCGATCTATACATGCGAGCTTGATTATCGGTGCCCGTCGCTGGTGGAGTATCCGCTCGCCGACGTGATAAGCGAACTCAAAATGTGTTACTTCAACAACACAGCTGCGTATGCCTTGGCATATGCCCTGTATCAGGGCGTGGGACAGATATCTCTTTTTGGGCTTGATTACACATATCGATCCAACCTGATGATTGCTGAGGCCGGTCGTGGTTGCTGCGAGTTTTGGCTGGCCATGATGGCATCAAAGGGCATCAAGATAAATGTGGCGCCTGAGTCATCTCTCCTCGATACGGATGTGCCAGACCACGAAAAACTGTATGGATACCACCGACTAGACAATCCCCTTGTTGCAAGCTTCGAGGGTGACAATCTTACAATTACGCGCATGTCTGACGCTGCTCATCCTCCTGAGCCGCAAGATCCGCTTCTCTACAAGGGCTGACCATGTTCACAGCAAAGCTTGATATGAACGTCGGAACTGTTGGCGTAGTGACTTCCAATAACGGAGGTCATTCGCCAGAACAGGTTGCAGAGCTGTGCGTAGACAAGATCATCTCGATCTCGGATCAAGCACATCCCGCGCTTCAACAGCAAGCTCATGCCTTTCGCGAGCAGTTGTTGAAGATTGTCGCACATTACATTAAGATGGGCGCACAACAAGATCGCGCCACGGTGTGCGCAAAGCTACGCGAAGCTGGGTTCAATGATCTAGCCGACCAAATCAGGAGACTCTGACATGGCTATCTCTCAAGCGATGTGCACAAGTTTTAAGCAGGAAATCCTGCAAGGCGTGCACAACTTCTCGACCGGCGGCAACACCTTCAAGCTGGCGCTGTACACCGCGACCGCTACGCTTGGCGCTTCGACCACGGCGTATGCCACGACCAACGAGGTTGGTGATTCTGGCTCGTACTCGGCTGGCGGCGGTGCCCTGACCAACGTGACCCCAACCACCTCGGGCACCACGGCGTTCACCGATTTCGCGGACATCTCGTTCACGACGGC